TTTTTTTTTGCTTTAAGCTTTGGTCATGACGAAAGTAGCAAAGACAGCCAATCTATCTGTACTTTCCATCAAACCAAATAGATCACCACATTTCAGTTGGACTTCATCCATTTTAATACCAGCGGGTACTAAGATAATCAAATTGACAAAGTATCCTTCAACAATCAGTTGTCTGACTTTCTCAATGTGTTTATTGGTTAAAGTCTCGTACTGAATTGTCCAGATAAAAGGATGAGAATTGCCTTTAATCAATCCAGCAATCTCACCTGTAATATCGTATAATCCTAATCCACCCTCTACATGCTCTACACTTAAGTGTCCATCACGCATAGCAGGAATAGAATCATCAACACCACTGATGACATCATTACGACCAATGGTATAACTCTTAGTCGGATCATTCTTATCACCCATGTCACGACCCATAGATTCCACCATGTGTTCTTGATCAGTTCCATCCTTACGGAAGATCTCATTTAAACGACAAGCAATTTGAGTGGCAAAGTCACCCATAATCGGAACGAGTTCATCATCTTGAAATCGTCTGGGTAAAATAGCTGACTCAGTACTCAATTGAGGTTTAAATGAATAAACAGGTACCACTGTAAAACTCATTTTCACGTATTCTTTCTTTTTAATTAAACTAAGTTACCCATGGTCAAACGCCAGAGTCTCCAGTTTTGATCTTCATCTGCTTGCCAGAGGATACGAGAAGCATCGCGTTTCTTCTCTTGATACAATTCCTCAGCATCTGCGTAAGTATCTAACCATTCACTAAATGCAGACAATTCAGAACCACCATCTAACATAGCACGATTCACACGAATCTTTAACTTCTTATAGATATAAGCTTTACAAGCCAATAGGCTCAATTCTTTTACATAAGCAATTGCTGTACGATCAATCGTATTTAATTTAGAATCATGTTCAACCAATACATCAATCACACAGTTAGGATTTAAGTAAGGTGCTCGCTTAATGATAAAAGAATTAGGAGAAATGACTTCTGTTTTCTCTAAGTAGTTAGGTGGGATAGAACTATTCCCAGCGGCCATTTTCGCACCTGCTGCCATAACAGAAGATACCCCTGCTGCTAAACCATCAGAACCAAAGAAAGAGTTATTATAAAGATTAACCGTATTAACCCCTAATACAGACAGTATCTTTCTATTCTGTAAGACATTAGGTGGTACGACAACCACATAGTCCGAAACATTGATTCGTTCAATCTGACAAGCTTCTAAAGGAATCGTGACTTGATGAGCATATTCCAAAGATAAATCAGGAATCACTCGTTTTTCAAATACTTCAGTAATGATACGAGCATCTGCACTAGCAGGACGATAGTAATCTTGCCTATAAGGTGTGACAAATGCCTCCTCAATGAGTTCTTCTGGAATCACTTGATGAATTTCGGCTAGACACATATTCACGGTAGACATAAGTCCATCCTTTCATTCGTGTTTTAATAAATAGTATAAGCTATAATTTTCATACGAATAATCTAATTAGTTATATAAATATATTATTATATTGAGCAAAATAAAGCTCTATAATGTTCGAAAGGAAATATTAGATGCATATTGTAAACTTATTCGGTGTCGGTGGTGCGGGTATCGATTGCGTGAAAACCGTACTGGAAGACCACCTCAAACAAGACGATTCTCAGTTAGCCCAACTGAATGTCGTATTGGTTGACACTTCCGTTTCTAACTACAAACGAAATGAAGACTTCTTCAAAAAGCACGGGGTTAACTTAACCTTGATTCCTGATTTGGATGGTAATGGTCAAGTACGTAAATCCAATATCGATAAAATCATGCCGCATACGGCAGGTATTGTGAATTCCCATACTGCTGACGACGATATCTTGAATGTGATTATCCATTCTGCATCAGGTGGTTCAGGTTCGGTCATTTCAGTACTTCTGATGAAAGAATTGATGGCTGAAAATCGTAATGTCATGTCTATTGTGGTGGGTGATGCTACTACTCGCAATTATGCGTACAATACTCAAGCCACATTGCGTAGCTACGAATCGATTGCACGTCAGTCTAAGAAACCTGCAGTAGTGAAGTACTTCCAAAACTATGCTTCTTCTGCTGTTTCTCCTAAACTCTCCCCACAAGAAGTCAATAAGAAAATCTCTCAAGCAGTACTGGATCTTCGTATCTTGACTTCCGGTAATGTTCATGGTGTAGACTCTGCTGACATTACTAACTTCTTAGATTATACCAAAGTCTCATCAGTTCCAGCTTCTTTGTCTTTACTGGCTAATGTCGTGACCCCAGTAGATTCAGATGAACGTGAACTGGAACGCGTATTGAAAACAGATTTGGATGATACTCAACCTATCTCTGTAATTACCATCAATACGACAGAAGATACCGAACATCAAGAAATCAAATGTACCTATCGTGTAGAAGGTAAGTTTGAATACGTTTCTAAAGAGAAACCTCTTTATAACGTACACTTCACGATTCACGATAGTGACTTGATGGCTCGTGTGATTAATGAGTTGACGAAGAGCATTGAAGAATTCGATAAGAAAGAAAATGTTCGTGTTCGTTCATCCATTAATGTTGCTGATAGCGACAACGAATCTGGATTGGTGTTCTAACCACTCTAGAATGCGCTAGGAATGAAAAACTAACTAAGACCTATACCTACCCCTTACCAGGGTAGGTATAGTCTTTCTATGCGTATTTTTACAGACTTTATGAATTTATGACAAATATTCCAAAATAATCTAACTATATAGGAAATTATCATGGAACAAACTTTTTTCGCTTTAGATATCGATAAAGCGATTCAAGATGTATTCCGATATGGACATCAGTTATTAGAAAACCCTATTGGTTCTGTAACTGAGAAAACCTCGCAAGAACTCTTAGGTGAATACATCACAAACCATCGATTTACTTTATCAAGTTTTAACTGGATTTATAATCTAGGAATTAATAAGATTTACGAAGAAGAATTTGAACGCAGTGGATTTAAAAGAGACGTATGGTCTTGGTATGCTGGTTTGAACATCATTCTTAACTATTGGTTAGAAAGAATGGGTTGTTGGGTAATTGTTAATAAACAATACCAAATCATCGATACCGTTAATCTACTACTAACATTCGATCGAAACTTAACAGGACACACTGAAGTCGGTAAAGATATCTCAATGTTAATCTCGGCAATCCAAAGTGGACATTTAGAGAACTTCTTCTCTAAAACCATTTCAGCACTAGAGAAAGCTTATCAAGAAGATATTCAGTATTGCTCATTCATTCAAGATAAGAACATCAATAACGAAGGCATTAAACTACCGATTACTTTTGTTATTGATCCATTCTATTTAACGATTACATTTATACACTAAGGCACCATCATGGAAAACGAAGAAATCATTAGCTTAAACGTACGAGAAATATTAGAAGACGTAGAGCAGCAATTAGTGAAAATAGGAATCTATTCTAAACCTGTATTTGAAACAGAAGACTATGGGTTTTATAACTGGGCAACTTATCGTGAAATCATTATCCCAGGTAATACTTACTTGTTAGAAGACATTGATGGATCTTGTGCTGAAATCACTTACAAGAAATCCATCAAGGCATTCAATACTTTTAGAAAATGCCAAGTAAAAGACATTAAAACAAAAGAAGTCATCTATACACCATTTAGTAATGCTGTATTTGCACGTATTTGTCATGCAGAAACTTTAGCATTAGTTAAAGAAGTGGTTGATTATGTATTAAGACGAGATCTACCTAAACGTTTTGGTGGAATGGAATTCTACCGAATGCATGATGTGGTTGAAGAAATTGTAAGTAGTATATTCCCTCTACATTATCAAGTATTAATCCAAGACGGATTAGAAAGAAAAGATTTCAGTACGAATCCTTTATTTGTACTGGTATACAATCTTTTAAAACTGGTCGAAGATATCATCATTACTTCTAAACTCGATAAACAAGATGTTTACGTATCCACTTTTACAAACGGATTCATCTATATAAAAAGTTTAGGAGATTACAGAATAATTGAATGGGAAATGATGCATCAGTTTGCTTGCGAGACTGAAGAAGCGGAAACAGGCAGAGCTTGTAGTGAAGTAGATCCTGTTCGGGTTCTTTTAGACGTATCTGATATCTACGTAGAAAATGTCGTAGAGAGTCGAAGACAAATGGAAGAACGAGCATTAGCAGCAAAACTTACACTGTAAAATTTATTTTCAGAAAGTAGTACTAAGTATGGAAAATACGATTTACAACTCAGGAAATAGATATTCAGTCACGTATTTAGCCGATATCTGTCTTATTGACATTTACGCATTTTTCCAAGAGGAGCTTCTCAAGAAGAAGTTATCCTCTTGGGATTTCCGTACTTGTGGATACGAAAGTGTACACCACTTTTTTTTAGTACACTTATCCGAGCTATACGACGAATACGTTAATCCTGACAATGATTCAGACAAATATGTTCAGTTCGTGGAAACCATAACAAATATAGGACTGGACATTCAAGTAGCAGATACCATCCTAAAGTACTTAGATACTTTAGTGAATGAAGTTTTAGATAAAGCAAAAGCAGCAAATAAAGAATGTGTTTATATTCAAGTGCAAGAAGACATTGACTACCTGCCAGTAGCCTCTGTTTATTGCTTAAGATACCAAAACAATATTGGAGTAGACACATATGTCCCTAGGCAAGAAAACTGTTATTAGCGTTAACATCCCTAGCCAGTTGTTAATCGCGACAGATTTAATTTATAAAATGACCAACCACCATATCGACATTCATCAGTTGGTGGACTTCATTTCTAGAAACAGACCCTACAACAACATCGATTACGATGCAAAAGCTTCTACAGAAGCCATTCTCTTATCAGACATTTTCGTAGAGAATATTGAACATTACCAAAATACCCCAATGGGAATACAATTGTACGACACACTCTTTCAAGTCATTCAAGCGTATTATCGATTCATTAGTGACAAAGGCATGTACTTGTCTTCACAAAACAATTATATCTTGTTTACTAAGGAATCTCTGATTCTGGATAATGTCGTATGAACTTAACGCACCAAAGGCTAAAAGACGATCCAGACTTCGTTTTAAAAGCCTACTATATCGATCTATCAGAGAAGTACTACATTTCAGATGGGAATCTAGTCTTTGAGATTATGAATGAAATGAAACGTACTTTCACCTTTAGTGTAAACCAGTTTCATTTATACATAATGGAAATCGATAGAGTACTGAGAAAGAAAGATCATCTTTTTCAAATGCAAAATCCAGATGATTTCTTTAATGAGTTTTCTTTTTTAAATATCTATCCTGAAATCACTTTAGATGTTGAAACAGAGAATCGATTAATTGAATTAGCTTATCGCTTGTATCGCTCAGTACTCTCGATCATGATGACGAATAAATTATACCTACCAAAACCTGTATTACAAGCAGATGGACTCTTTAAAGTCAACTGCTACCACATTGGTGGGTACGACAATTTTAACATCATTCTTTATAAGACTAATCCGTGGAGTCCCATTTAAAATGGCTGTGAATCGACAATTACAAATCGGCAAGGTTTATTCCTTTGATACTTATGCTCCTGAAGTACTAGGTACGCGTATTGCGAATGCGAAATGCTTAGCGGTACTCAATGCCCAAAATGCAATTTCTAATGGTGTAGACATTATTGCTTTACATGAGCAAATGCGTCCACATCTTCCCGTGGGTTATAACAATGACCCTATGACCATGATTTATGTGAAGCTAGTTAACTCTTCTGGACTAGAAACCATTTATTCCATGGATTGGATTAATTTAGAAACCTTGCAAGAAACTCGAGCAGATCGTATCATTGCTACAATTGATGGTGTATCTATTGAAGACTTGGAGATTATTCGTAGAGCACTTTCTATCCAAGGTTACAACAATTTTAATTTGGTCTTAACAGAGAGCTAATTCTCCCTTTAGTACTCTATATATGACCGAAAGACACTTTAGTACTTATTCTTAATCGTCTACAGTCAGTATGTTCACGCTCCGAAGCTTTGAAAACTCTCCTCGCTCAACCAAAGCGAATTCGGACCAAAACAGCCGTACTGACTCAATAGCCTTCCCCAAGCTTAGCTAGACATTGAGTGGTTTCTTTATAGTCATTCTTGATCACGAATGCGGTATGGGTAATATTCGGATTCACACCTTCGAAATTACCTCTATGAAGAAATACATTGGATCCCAGATACAACGAGATGACGATCTCCCCTTTAATATCCAGTAAGACTAGATAGTGGAAATACCTACGCTTGCAACCCAACTGAAACCCCTACCTCTCTTTACGGAGGTAGGGGGAGTAAGTTTTATATGTTTTTGTATGAGATTTAAGATCTTAATTCATTCTATTTTTCTTTTGATCAAAAAGGATTAAATCAATGGCTAAAAAGAAAGTCGAAGGCAGCCAAGAAGTCGAAGCTACAGGCGTAGAAGAGCCTAAAAAAGCTTACGAAGGCGGCGAAGTTGTATATTGGCTCCAAGGAGAGGTTTCTAAAGATGATTCTCCTCTTATTCGTAATGCTAAGCGTGTTTTTAATGAACAAACAATTCCCCATGTAGAAAATGATACTTCTGCCGTGGCAAACATTAAATACGCAATGATGACTGGCGCTCCTGCCGCACCGCAACGTGAAGAAGTGAATCCTGCTGCCGGCACTGAAGGCGCTGGAGCTGTTCCAGGCGCTGCTGAAGCCGGTGGTCGTTTCATTCCTCCTGTTGCGACTCCTACTGCTCAAGGTAACGAAGGTGAACGTGCTGCAAATCCTGAAGGCACGCCTTCTGGTCGTTCTGAGAACACCCCACGTCCACCCCAATAAGGTGATCTATTTACACTCTACTCCACTTAGGGGTAGAGTGTAAATTAATCTATGTATTCATTATCCTTTGAAAGTTTTAATCTAGGAAAATACAATGAGTACATCTGCTGCTATTCGTAATGATCTCTCTGGTATTAATGTTAAGAATTACGATCTAAAAGAAAATGTATTTGTATTAAAATCTCACGAATATACTCGTAAACTCAATCCAGTAGGAGATTACGTAGAACAACAAGCTAAATTCCTATCTGTTATGGAATCTATTCCCTTTGAAGAAGCTAAGGAATTTATTGCTGAAAACATTAAACCCAATGGTTTATTCCCTATTAAGAATCCTAAGATCAAATGTGTTCGTAAGGATGAAAATGGTGATAGATACGAAGATGATACTTCTACCTTATTGCAATACTTAAAAGAAACCTTTGCAGGTGAAGAGATTATGGCTGCTACGTTTACGACTTTTATGCCGCATAAACGTAAAATGTCTTACATCTCTCAATACGTAGAAGAAGCATTCCCAAAACGTAAAGCCTTAAAGAAACGTCAGTTCCAGATGAAACAGATGGGCAATGCAGTAGGTGAAGCCTTTGCCAATAATGGACAGAATAACATTAAGCGTTCCATTAACTCTATTTCTGGTGCTTCTTCATTACCTTCTACTCCAATTTACTGTATATCCATGCATCCCGTATTGACTTCAAACTGTCGGATGACTTCTGGATATGCAAATGCCAATAATGAAAAACTCCTAGGTGGAAATCGACATTATCATTCTGCCGATGTGACGATTAATAACCTAGCAGCATTAACCACTAATATTGATTTAGAAGCAGTAAAATCAGTATTAGATAAATACAATCTCTATGTCCCTAATACAGAAGAGTTATTTGATTACATCTTAGAATGTACCCGTAACTATTGGAGATGGCCTGAGAAAGAACAACTTATTAAAGAATTCTTATTTAAATGTACTCGTGAAGAAAGAGCATGTATTGCTTATATTTACGATTTACATGCGATGAAGAAATTCAATGAAGACTTCATGTACGAATTCATTGGTAAACTTTCTGAAAAAGTAGAGAGAATTCCAGGATTGGAATTAGAAGAAGCAGGACAGATTTTCAATAGTGCATTAGATGAAATTAAGATTCACGCCATTCAAGTCCATTCGGATAAAGTGATTGGTGAACGAGAATCAGAATACGTGAAAACAGAAACCGTATTGGATATGGCTTCACAAGTCATCAATACGTATCATGTATTCCAAGAGTATAAGGATTATATTCAAACATTCTTACGCTCTCGTCACTTACCTTCTTCACTAGCCATGTTACCAGCAATCTTGCGTAAAGTCGTATTGATGTCAGATACTGACTCTTCTATCTTTACGACAGAAGCATGGACTAAATGGTATACAAATAAATCTCGTGGGTTTAAAGACAAACAATTATCAACAGGTGTTTATTCTGCTATGGTAATGTTGTCTTCATTAACTTTAAAACACTTATTAGCAACCATGTCAGCAAACCTAGGTGTACCTGAAAAGTATATCTGGGGTATTGCCATGAAGAATGAATTTAACTTCGTGATCTTCGTAAACTTAAATCGTACGAAACACTATATTGCTACGATTGCCATTCAAGAAGGTAACGTTTATTCAGAATTGGATATTGAGAAGAAAGGTGTCCACATGAGGAACTCAAATAGTCCTCAAGACATCATTAAACACGCTGAACAGATTATGGAAAGATTGTACAATTTCCATAGTGATGAAAAGATCAGAGTACTCGATATCTTAAAAGAAGTCGCAGATGCAGAAAGAAAGATCATTCATTCTCTAGAAAAAGGTGAACCTATTTATTATCGTTCTACCCAAATTAAAGAGAAAGATTCTTATAAGAAAGAAGAAGACCAGTCGCCTTTTGCGAATTATAAGTTCTGGAATGAAACCTTTGGTAAACACTATGGCATGACTGACCCTCCTCCTTATTCTTCATTTAACGTGAAGTTAGATATTGCGAATAAAACCGATATGGAAAATTGGCTAAATTCTTTTGTGAATCAAGAATTGGCTAATGATATTCGTGAGAACATGAGAAAAAGGAAGAAAGACTACTTAGGAACCATTAATATTCCTTACGGAGTATTTACTTCTCAACCGATTCCTGCTGAGATTATTCCTATGGTAGCGAAACGAGACATTGTGATTAACTTGTGTGCACCTTATTACATTGCACTGGAAGCTGTAGGATTTTTCTTCTTTGATAAATTCAACAGCAAATTAATATCTGACTATTATTAAAGGAAATCAAAATGAGTGAAATCATTTCTTTAGATGAAGAGAAACTGGAATCATTGGTACAACGTGTTTATTATCATCGAGTACCAGATACTACGGTAACTATTTGTGCGATTACACTGAAAAATGGTTTTACGGTAGTCGGTGATTCGGCTTGTATCGATCCTGAAAACTTTGACCAGACTATTGGTCAACAAGTCGCTTATAACAATGCTTTTGAGAAAATCTGGCAACTGGAAGGTTATCGGATCAAATCTCAATTAGCAGAGAAAGCATAAAACATTACTCCTCTATCCTTAATTGGATAGAGGAGTGTATCTTATTTTACAAATTAAACAACCATTCGACTTCTTTTTCAAACAGAGGTTTTAAATCTGCTATTCGATAATCGTCAAATACTCTACCTCCTTTTAAACTTAGAAGTTCGTATTTGAATCGATTAATATATCCTCGATTGACATACATGTAAGGTTGAGCAGGAACATTCAAACAATGTCTTAAGAAACGAGACATGGCTAAAACATAAACCCACTTATTCTGTCTGTTTAAAAGAATAGGAGGATTATCCATAAAAGTAATGGCTCTTACATCACCAATCCCGTGGATGTTCTGACAAATCTTAGCAATATTGTAGTTACCATTTCTAGCTCGAGAGAAGATGTCTTTAATATCCGCATCTAATTCTTGAGAAGAAGTATTGACATAGAACGAAGTGCCTACGTAATCAATCGTAGGAGAAATACTGTCATCTGTTAACATACAGTTCTTATTAATAATCACTTGGTTCAAATGAGAAGGTAACATGTTAGGTAAAACGACCATGCCTAAGAAGTAACCAATATTAGGAATCTTGTGTTCAGGATTGACTACCTTAATACGACGATGATGAATACGCCAAGCTAAGTATTGCATGACTAATAGATTAATATCAATCTGGATAATGACAAAGCCTGGTTTATCAACATAATTTTTAATCGTCATTAAGTTATAAGAGACATGGGTTTGGTCATGACGTAATACAATCACAGGACTCAATTCTTGCCATTCTCTTTTGACATATTCCCAATCCCAGTTATTCTCTACTATAGTGATTACTTCTGTTGTATTTGGACCATAGAAGTTTCCATAGTGTAATTTCCCCACACTACGATAAGAAGTAAATCCTAAAGCATTGGCTTTCACAAAAGCCGTATTATAAACGTATTGTTCTACGTATTCATCAGGAATATCCTCCCCAATATCCAGATGATGTAAAATCCGATAAAGAATGTGTTGACCAGCTACGTAGTAATAGTTGTTACGATACCAGTTAATGGCTCTTTTTAATCTGTTATCGATCACTCGGTTAGCATAAGCCAAATGCCAAGTTTCTTCCTTACGTATCTGGTTCGTGATACCAACAATATTAAACATTAGCTGAACTCTTTTTGATATAATAAAATTTTTAAGTAATAGACGGTCATATGAAGATTTACTATTACGCCAATCCTGAGTCACTATTTGGTAGTAAATAAAATCTTCAGCTTACTACTTATATATGAAAGAATATAATGCTGATCCGAAAGGGTTAGCATAGGGAGATATATTATCTCTTTTTGTAGAAACGAACATTTTAGTATTGAATTCAATGTAATTTAAAAAATATTGAACTCTATACTATTAATGTGTAATAGGGAACAGAATGTAATTCAATCAATCTTTATATTCTATCTATTACAGTTAACGTTAATTGTAAACAACCCTTCTATTTTAAAGGAAAAAGAAAAATGGCTATCGATTTTAACGATAAACAAAACCAACAACAAAGCGGTTTCTTGGGAAACGCTAAACCCTTCACTTTCTCTGGTAACCGTGGCATTGGTGGCTTCAATGTCATCAATGGTTCTCTGATGAGCTTTGAGAAAACTTTGAAAGAAGTTCTGGAAGCTCGCGTTGCCGTAAATGAAGTAGACATCGGCATCATTCCGATGGACCACAACAACCATCCTCAACTGCCTTTAGACGTCATGCTGGTAACTGCTCGTCGCAATGGTGAGAATGGTGAGAAAAACCTGCGTGGCGTATACGCCGTAGCAATTTGCAAATCCACTGATACCTTGCGTGAACAACAAGTAGATCTGAATGGTCGTAAGTTCAGCATCGACATCTTGCCTAGCCAAATGTTCAATGCACAAGAACTCGTGAACCTGTTCGTGAAAACCGCTAAAGACAAATTCAAAGAAGATGCTGTCTACTGCGGTGGTTCTACTCTGTTCACTGACGAAATCGATCTGAAAGATCAAGGTGTTGTCCTGAACAATCTGATCGAATACCTGATGGCTTGTATCACTCACGCCGAATATGAGAAAAACCGTCGTGAACGTAAACTCATCGACATGAACTTTGCAGCGCACAAAAATACTGAAGTATTGACTTGCGAACGCAAACTGAACACTGCTCCTGTATTCGACCACGCTGGCCAACCGATTCGTGCTGACTTCATCCACACTGTATCTTCTCGTGATGAATCTCAAAACAGCGGCTCTTTCCTGGATGGTGCCAACATCGCTCGTGAAGTGACTCGCCTGACTGGTTATGTTGATCTGTTGCCGGTATCTCCAAATACTGCTGGTCTGGCATCCGCCATGAATCCTTGGGGTTCTACTGGCTATGGTGCTGCACAAGTCACTGGTCAACAAACTCCGGTGGATGCAACTCGTGTATACGTCACTAACGTGGTATTCACTTCCATTAACCCATCTGACAGCCAGACCATGGGTAACATCCTCTTCGGTCTGGTATCCGGCGTGATTGCTTCTTGGGACAACTACTGGTGGGTAATGACTGCACTGAATCCGAAACAACAAGCTCCTAACAGCTTGCATTCAGTAGCAGGTCTGGGCTACGACATTTCTCAAATGTTGCGTCTGCCTAACTTCGAACCGTTCCCAGTTGACGATCCTAAATACGACGATGCCGCTTGGGTACAAACCCTGAACACTTACTTCCGTCCTGACGTAGTATTCTCTCTGGAAGTAGGTCTGGGTACCATTGGCGAATGGAAATACAACGCCATCCTGCAAGCAGCCATCGAATCTTACGATGAAGCCGTGAAACCAGGTTCTTACAACAGTTACCTGATCGATCTGGCCACTCTGCTGACCAACGGTGCGTTCACTGAAGAGTATAAGAAACTCGGTGGTGATGGTCGTGTAGTATCTACACTGCGTGATCGTCAGATCCTCGTGGGTTCTTACTACAACAACGAACTCAAAGCCATCCGTTCATTGCAAGACTTCGACCGTCGTCTGCTCCTGAACCAAGTCAATGGTCAAGTAGAAAACATGGCTATCGTAACAGACTGGACTTACGCTTCTGTAGATCCTTCTCTGAATACGCTGCAACGCTTGGGTATCCAACAAG